AGAGCTACTGATATGTGTACACTTTCCACATTGGTACGCAAAACTTACATGTCTCTGTTCGCAGAGCATGAACCACTAACCGACTTCGCCCTAGCAATAGGAGCTGAAGAACAGCCACCGATTATTGGCGACCTTAAACCGGAAGCTGTAATTGATTCACAATACTTTTTTTGTTAATGAGAAACATACACGTAACACCCGAGCCTGTAACCCTTGAAGGTTATCAAGCTGTGTTAAAGCCAAGCAAGTTTGGCTATTCATTAAAAGCAATAGTTGGAGAAGATCTAATCTCCAAGCTCGAAACAGAGCGAGACGACTGCCTCAAATGGGCTGAGTCAAAGCTAAAAAACCCAAAAAGATCAACACTAAAGCCTACCCCATGGGAAGAAGTTAGTGAAGGTAAGTACTTAATTAAGTTCTCTTGGTCAGATGAAAAGAAACCTCCAGTTGTAGATACTGAGGGTACTCCTATCACAAACCAAGACACTCCAGTGTATTCAGGTAGTAAGGTTAAACTTGGATTCACTCAAAAACCATACATTCTCAGGGACGGAGTGACATATGGTACATCATTGAAACTATCTGGTGTACAAATTGTCAGTATCCAGTCAGAGGTAGGTGTAGATACAGGTGATTTAGATGAAGCAGGAGCAGCAGAGCTGTTTGGTAATACTGCCGGATTTAAAACATCTGAGCCAAACGTAACACCTGATACAACACCTAGTTCTGTAGAGGATGACTTTTAGATCAGGTCTAGAAGAAAAGGTAGCAGACCTATTGGTATCACTGGGCGTCGACTATGAATATGAGGAGACGTCCTATCCTTACACAATACAACATCAATATACTCCCGACTTTGTATTACCAGATAGCGGAGTAATCCTTGAGGTCAAAGGGTATTGGGACCCACCATCAAGGCGTAAGATTAGACAAGTAATCAAGGACAACCCAGACATAGACCTTCGCATGGTTTTTCAAGACCCTTACAAAAGAATTAGTAAGAAGTCAAAGACAACATACGCGAAATGGTGTGAGCGTTACAGCATCAGATGGTGCGCTGCACATTGCATACCAGTGGATTGGTTAAAATGTGGGAAGTAAACGACGACTTGTATGTTCACACACATCATGTCGACAACCGACCTATTTATGAAATACACAACTTCTACAAACACCCCGAAAAGGTCAGACGTTTCCTATTTAACAGGGATGCACCAGCATGGAAAGGTACTCAAGAAGGTAAATATGATGACAGAAGGTACACGGAATACTGTGAACCTCTACCACCATTTGACTTTCTAAGAGACTTTACAGGACTAAATTGGACTAATAGATTAATTACTAATCAGACAAGATTCAAGTCTTTTCCATACAAAACACATTACTGGTGGATACATAACGACCCATGTTTAAATGCAATAGTTTATTTTAATAAAAACGACGAGGTAAACGGTACAAATTTGTACAAACCACCTTACGAGGCTAAGACATGGGAAGATGAAGAACCAGAAATACCAAAAGAAGAAGCTGAATTGCTTTATCACATCAAGCCAACATATAATAAGTTAGTTGTATTTGATGGTGAGTATTTTCCACATGGTATGGCAATAAATGATGACAGATACTTTGGTAACACTTACAGAATAAATCAAGTGTTTTTTCAATAATATGTGGAAATTAAATTTAGATACTGAGGTAAAAATTACTAAGCTAAAAGGCAGTAAAATATTTACAATAGATAATGTATTTGCTGAACCTAAAAAACTAGAACGATTTTTATTCTCTCGACACACTGCCCTTGTCGAAAATAAGGAACCATTCCAAGCAAATGGTGACCAATTTCTAAAAGGTAGATACCATGATTTTAGAGACAAAGCTGCACCACTTGTTTGGTTAGCGTCAAAATTATGTGAACAAAAACCTTCTTTCTTTGGGTCTTTTAAAACTAATCAAGAGTGTTGGTTGAAATCAGACTTCAACGATTGGGAAAACAACTATTGGTTTCCACATCTGGACAATGGTTATAATTGTATTGTATATTTTAATGACGATACAGTTAACGGTACAAACTTATATGACCCATCTCTAAAAGGTGAAGAGTGGTTCAGTAAGTTGATGAAAAAGGTACCAACAGGACAACAGCCTTGGCTAATAAAATCAAAAATTAAATTAGTGAAGCACCTAAAACCTAAATACAATCGTATGGTTCTGTTTGATGGAGCTTATTTTCCTCATTCAACTGCCATAAATAATAATCGTTACATTGTAGATTCCTTTGAAGGAATTACAAGAAACAATATGAGATCAAATTTATGTTTTTTCTTTCACCCAGAAACAAATGACAAAGAAACCTAGAAAAAAATCCCCAAGTGACTTAAGAGTCATTGACAACTTTTTACCTACAAATGAGTTCATAACAATCAAAGACTTATTTGTAAATGGTAATGCTCCTTGGTATAGAGCTGAAGGTATATCAGGAGATGATTCAACAAATGCTATAGTTAATCCATTAGATAATTATTACTTTTCGCATTTATTATATTTAAACTATTTACCTCGTTCTGATTTTTGGGAACAGGTACACACTGTTTTACATACTGCTATGCAGAAACATTTAGGAGTACAGTTTAGAAATATTACTCGTATAAAAGCTAACTTATATACTAGAACAGAAGAAGTCCAAGTACATCCATTCCATGTTGATAGCTCAGATCAATCCGGTCTTCAAGGTATGGTGTTTTCATTAAATACTTGCGACGGTTATACAGGATTTCTTGACGGAACTGAGGTTGATAGTGTTGAAAACAGAGCTGTGTTTTTTGATTCAACTCAAAAGCATCATTCAACTTCTACAAGTAATGCTCCATATAGATTGAACATTAATGTGAACTGGCTGTAATGGCTGAGTTTATACGTCACGAGCCATGTGAAGCATGTGGCTCTTCAGATGCTAAAGCTATTTATGATGACGGCAGTACATTCTGTTTCAGTTGTCAGACAGTAACAAGAGAAAATGAAACCCACCAAATGCAAAATGTACAATTCAAAGGACAAGCCCAACGACTCGCGAAAAGAAAGATCAGCGAAGCAACCTGTCAGCACTACAAAGTCTACAGGGATGGAGAACTTCTACGCTTCCCTTATTACAGCAGCGACAAAACACTTCAAGGGTTCAAAACAAAAACAAAACTAAAGGACTTTAAGTATGAAGGCAATACTACTGATACTTTGTTTGGTCAGTCTCTTATACCTTCTACTGGTAAACGCATCATGGTCTACGAAGGCGAGCTGGATGCACTATCGGGCTGGGAGGCTTACCCGAACTGGGCGCATGTCTCGCTTCCTCATGGAGCTGCGTCGGCTAAAAAGGATATACAAAAACAACTTCAGCTCTTTCAAGGTTATGAAGAGATTATCCTTTTCTTCGATAAAGACGAGCCGGGTAACATGGCGACGGAAGCAGTGGCTGCACTCTTACCGTCTGGGAAAGTTAAGATTGCTCATTTACCAGACCCGTATAAAGATGCGTCTGATGCACTGCAAAATAATGATGCTGAAGCGATCAGGAAAGCTATCTGGAATGCTTCGCCGTATCAGCCGGATGGAATAGTAGATGGTAAATCACTACTAGAATTAGTAACAAACCCTAGTCCACCTTGCGACTTTGAGTACCCCTTTGCAGGACTGCAACGTATGACTCATGGTTGTAGATACGGAGAACTTACTGTAATCACAGCAGGAACGGGTCAAGGTAAGTCAACGTTAACTAGACAGTTAGCAACCCACCTGTTGAACTTAGGCGAGCGTGTTGGATACATTGCTCTGGAGGAGTCAAACAGGAGAACAGCTCTTGGACTTATGTCTGTAGCTACTGGTAAAGCGTTACACCTTGGAGAACATAGCAAGGAAACATTACAAGAAGCATATGACTACACGCTCAAAGACTGGAATCTCTACCTTTATGACCACTTCGGCAGTGCTGACCCTGATATTATTTACAGTCGTATTGAATATATGGCACTCGCGCTCGAAACAAAAACAATCTTCCTCGACCACCTATCCATATTGATATCTGGTTTAGATGGTGACGAGAGAAAGATGATAGACAATACAATGACTAAACTACGTAGTCTTGTTGAAAAGACTGGTATCAAATTATTCTTGGTATCACATGTACGTAGAACACAGACAGACAAGAACCACGAAGAAGGAGCACGTGTAACTTTAGGACAACTGAGAGGTAGCGCAGCAATATCTCAGCTTGCGGACGAAGTTTGGGGACTCGAAAGAAACCAACAAACGGAAGCTGTAGATCAGACTGTCCTACGTGTACTAAAGAATCGTTACTCCGGAGAGGTTGGAATTGCATGTCAATTAAAATACAACAAAGACACATGTAAATACGATGAAACTACGGACCCCCTTTTCAATCCCAGTACAGACTTCTGAGGTTGAAGAATTAAAAAAACCAAACCCACCCAGTAAACAAGCAAAGAAAAGAGCTAAGTTTAGGGACAAAACCTATGTCGCAAAGCCAAATGCTCGTCTTTGATATTGAAACTAACGGACTATTACATGACGTTTCTGAGGTACATTGCCTTGCCATATACGACGCCCAAAAAGAGGAGACGTTCGTATTTAATAATCAACCTAGTAACACCTACCCAGTCACGGAAGGTTTGCATTGGCTCACCGAAGCTGATGTTATTGTTGGTCACAATATTATTGGCTACGATCTACCTGTTCTTCGGAAAATTTATCCTTGGTTTAAGTATGACGGGACTGCTATTGATACTCTTGTGTTATCTCGCAGTTACCATCCAAACTTAATGGAGATAGATAAGAGAAGAAACGTACCGAGAATGCCACTTCAACTATATGGACGTCATAGCTTAGAAGCATATGGCTACAGATTAGGTGAATACAAAGGAGAGTTTGGAAAGACAAGTGACTGGAGTCAATGGTCACAAGAAATGCAGGACTACTGCGTACAAGATGTAAATGTTACAACTAAACTATGCGAACACTTCCGCCCTTACATGACGCGGATAGGTTAGAACACCGCGTCGCAGAAATACTAACAGAACAAGAAATACATGGATGGACATTTGACGAACAAAAAAGTTTCCAACTTGAGTCACATCTCAGAAGAGAGATGGAAGAACTTACTCAAGTACTTCGGAGACAATTCCCTCTCATTGGAGGAGCGTTGTTCACTCCTAAACGAGATAACTCTACACAAGGATATAAAGAAGGAGCAACCTTCCAAAGACTAAAAGAGTTCAATCCAACATCACGAGACCATATAGCATGGATACTGACGACACATTTCAAAGTCAAATTGAGCAAGATCACTACGACTGGGAAACCAATTATCGACGAGATTACATTGACGGAGATAAATATTCCCTTCTCGAAAGCATGTGCGAAATGTTTGACGATAAAGAAGAAACTTGGAATGATATCCGAAGGCGTGAACGCATGGAACAGGCTTGTTACGACTAAAGGCAGAATCCACCACAACTGCTCGGTTAGTACGAACACATTTAGATGTGCTCATCGTAAACCGAATTTAGCGCAAGTTCCTGCGGATAAAGAATTTAGAGAACTATTTACAGCCAGCCCACGAATGGTAATGGTGGGTGCAGATTTAAGCGGTATCGAACTGCGAATGCTTGCACATTACCTTGGCAGATATGACGGAGGTCGATATGCCGACATATTACTCAATGATGATATACATCAAGTTAACGCTGATAAAATAGGAATCACCAGACGCCAAGTCAAGACTGTGACATACGCATTCTTGTACGGTGCTGGAAACGAAAAATTAGGTATGAGTTATGATAACTCTTTACAACCCAAGGAAGCCCGTAAAAAAGGACAAGAGATTAGAGAGGCTTACGTATCTGCAATCGAAGGACTCAGTGACTTACTGGGAGCGGTTTCAAATAAGGCTACTAACGGTTACCTCTTGGCATTGGACGGACGACGAGTGCTGGTCGATAGCCGACACAAAGCGTTAAACTATCTACTGCAATGCAGTGCTGGTATAATTGCTAAACGTTGGATGGTTATTGCCAACGACTTCAACTTAAATGCACATCAACTTGCATTTGTCCATGACGAACTACAGTATGAGTGTGAAGAACACTATGCTCCCACATTGATGGAAACCTTGGAAAACTCAGCTAAATTAGCTGGAGATTACTACAATTTGCGTTGTCCTATCGCTGCCGAGGCAAAACAAGGCAAAACATGGGCTGACGTACATTAAATTATGAAAATATTAATAGATTGCGACTATATAGTCTACAAATGCTGTGCAGCAGCAGAAACCGAAATGGATTTCGGAGATGACGTTATAGTTGTCACTTCTAACTTCTCAGACGCAATGAAATGCGTTCAAAGAGATTTAGACCGTATTCAATCTGATTTAGGCTCCTTTAATGATGAATTAATCTTGTTTTTTACAAGCCCTAATAATTTTAGGAAAAAAATTCTGCCCGAATATAAAGGTCATCGACAGAGAAAAAAGCCCTGTGGATTTAAAAGGGTCATATCAGAGTTGAAAAAAAATTACAGAGTTATCCTAAAAGATACACTCGAAGCTGACGATGCGCTAGGGATTTACGCAACCAAATACCCGGGCAACATTATTGTCTCGCCTGACAAAGACATGAGACAGATTCCCGGTAAGTTATATGACTTCAAAGAAACTGTTGATATCTCTCACGAAGAAGGAGCTAAGTGGCACCTGATTCAAACCATGGCAGGCGATAACACCGACGGTTACGCAGGCGTTCCCGGTATTGGTGTCAAGAAAGCAGAGAAAATCTTTGAAGAAAAAGGATACACATGGAAAGCAGTCGTTGAAACATTTGTAGAAAAAGAACTGACTGAAGAAGATGCTCTTGTAAATGCAAGGCTCGCAAGAATACTACAAACAAGTGATTACGATCACAAAACAAAAGAACCTATACTTTGGACACCACCAAGTGACTACACAATTACCAAACAAGATAGCTAGGACTGGTCGAGTCCAGCAATGGATTGATAATCCAACAAACCGTCTACCCGTAAGCTGCACCATCTTCAATGTGCAGGATAGTATGGAAGGAACAGATGGAATCGAAGCGAGCTGGAGATTTGTATCGCATGCTCTTAGGTATGGAGCAGGAGTTGCGGTCCACTTGTCGGACCTTAGACCAAAAGGAACTACAACAAATAAAGGACCTGATAGCCTCGTTGCATCAGGACCTGTCTCATTCGGAAAAATCTACTCAACATTAAATGAAATACTTAGGCGCGGAGG